GGAGGGCAGCGGCAAGACGAAGGGCACAGGCGGGCATCGAGGACTCCTGCCCGTGCGCACGCGCGCAGGGGCGGTATACTGGCGTCCCCAGCGGTGCTCCCCTAGCGCTCCTGGCCTGTACGGGCTCGACCGTCATCCCCGGTCGGGCCCGTCGTCTTTTCCGCTACCACGCCTACCCGACAGCGCCACCCGCCCGGCCCCGCCTCACTGCGGGCGTCGCCAGGTCCGCCAGGCTCTTCCGGGATGCCTTTCCCTTCGCCTTCGCCTTCGCCGCGCGGTTCCGGTTCCGTGTGGCTCGCGCCTTCGCGGCCCTCTCCGCCCGGGCCTGCCGGTGAGCGGCGGCCTCCTCCGGCGTGGCGTGCCGCGCTGCCGTGGCCACGAGCTCAACACGGGGTGCCATCGCGTCGTCCGCGCGCTCCGCGTGGATGGCCACCACCTGCTCGTCATCCAGCCAGGCCAGCCCGTTGAGGGCGTCCCCGAGCACCTTCAGCGTGTTGTCCAGGTCGCCCACGCGGCGCGGACGGTACGCGGTGAGGAAGAGGCGCACGGGGCCAGCCAGCGGCCGGGCGCCGGTGGCCGCCACCAGCCGGGCCACACTCGCCTTGTAGGCTAGAGCCTCGCCGGAGGGCACCAGTCCGCGCCCCCGGGAGGGCTTCCAGTACGTGTTCGCACTGGGTGGGTACGGCAGCACCAGCCGCACCTCGCAAGGCGTCACGTCGCTACCGCTTACCGGGCACCCGCTGCTGTCCATGCCAAGACAGAAGGGGCGGCGCAGCGATGTGACGGCACGCCTCCTGCTTTTCCCTGGGCGAATGAACATGACGACGAGGGAGGCGCTGGCGAGGCGCCTGGGGCGGGCGGAGCTGGAGTTGCAGCGGGCGCAGCGGGAGTCGGACGGAAGTCCAGCCGCGCGGACACGGCTGGAAGCGGCACGGATTGAGTACCGCGCGGCCGAGCACCACGCCCAACAGGTGCTCGGCGCGCGCGTGGCGCTGGAGGTCGTGGAGCACCTCAGCGCGTAAGACCATCAGGCCGCTCGCGCCAGGGCGGTGCCGGCCTCCAGTCGGTGGGCAGCGGCCTCGCAGTAGCGCTCCTCGAGCTCAACGCCCACGGCGCGCAGCCCGAGCTGCTGCGCGGCCACCAGCGTCGCGCCGGAGCCGGCGAACGGGTCCAGGACGAGGCCGCCATCCGGGCACGCGCGCTCGAGCAGGTAGGCCAGCAGGTTGACCGGCTTCTCGGTGGGGTGCGTTCTCTTCGCGTTGGGCACCGGTGGGTAGCCGGAGAGGACCGCCCCGTGCCGCTTTCCGGCAAGGCGGCGCCGCTTCGAGCCGGTGGCGTGCAAGATCACCTCGTAATCCGGCGCGAAGCTGGCGGCGCAGTCACCCATGCCGCCTCGAGCCTTCCACCACATCAACGCTCCCTTGACGCGCAGGTGCGAGGACGTCGCGTCGAAGAAGTCAGGCCAGCTCTGCCAGTGGCAATAGACGAACGCGTGCAAGTCTGCCTTCAGCGCGGGGCCAGCCGCGGTGAGTGCCTGGCGGAAGACGCGCATGCCCTGGCGGGAGCCGTCCGCGCGGATAGCTGCGCCGCTCCGGCCTTTGGCCTCGTAGGCCATCCCATAGGGCGGGTCGGTGAGCAGTACGTCCACGGATTCGGACGTGAGTCCGGGCAGCAGGTCGCGGCAGTCGCCGTGGTACAGGGTGATGGTGTTGGTCTGGAAGTAGGGCTTCACTCTGGGGGCCTCATCTGGGACATGGCGCGGGGGGCGCACCACGCGCGTGATGCACGCGGGATGCCAGCCAGTTCACACCCCACCCCACATCAACCGCCACCGGCCCTTGACAGTCAGTCGAGATCGCAACCAGGAACCAGGATGCCGGCCCCCCTGACGCTGCAAATAGCCGCCGAACGCTCGATATGAACCTCGCTGACAACATGCTGACTGGATACAAAATCCTCGTTGAAATGCGTCACCCTGACCGCTTGAATACTTGGCCTGTTCTCACGGGCTGCAATGGCATGCTTGGCTTCTCCGGAGAGCATCTCATTTTAGTATTGCGCCACACCGGGCTGCCATCGTCCCGAGCGTACGAAACAATAAGCCGATCAATGATTCGCGAAATCACCAAAGAGACGCCGATAAGCGACTCAAACAAGGAGTCTGTCCGCAGGGCGGTGCGCCACGCATTGCTCCTCAGCCCGAGCGACATTGTCTTGATCCTCAAAAGCCGGGGTCCACTTCCCGCCGAGCCATCAGATGCACCGTTTCACGTGACACCTGAATCTGTTGCATCCGAGTTGTTCGATGCCCTGCTTTACCACGAATTCGTACTTGGACTTGTCCCAATGAAGATCTTCCTCAGCCACAAAGGCATCGACAAAGCAATGGTTCGCGAATACAAACAAACCCTGATGCAATTGGGGTTTGCGCCCTGGCTCGATGAAGACGCCATGCCAGCCGGCACGGTCCTTGAGCGAGGGATTCTCAAGGGCTTCGAGGAGTCCTGCGCAGCCGTGTTCTTTGTCACGCCCAACTTCGTTGACGAAAATTATCTCGCAACTGAAGTCGAGTACGCCATTCAGCAGAAGAGAAAAAAGGGAGAACGGTTTGCAATCATCACTCTTGTCTTCTCAGAGGGCAACCGAAAGGGAGCGGTCCCAGCATTGCTCCACAACTACGTCTACAAGGAGCCCGCCGGTCATCTAGACGGACTACGTGCAATCCTCTCTGGTCTCCCAGTTCAGACTGGGGAAGTTCGATGGAAGCTTTAGCGACACTCTGTTGACGGCAATGCGTTCCTGGCCAGCCAATCCGTCCTCTGACCAGCTTGCCCTGCAGCCCAACACACGAATTCCTATGCCGGACTAGGACGGCCCGCCCCAATTATTGGAGCGGGCCGTATCACTTCAATCCGAATGTGTACCGGATGCCCGCGCCGGCCATCCGCTCTCGCTGGTTGGCCTCCGCCAAGCCGAAGACGCCCAGGTTCTCTCGGAGCCGCACACCGCCCTCCAGGCGCGCGTAGGCGCCCGTGAGGGAGGAGACGCCCGCCTGGGCCTCTAGATATCCGGTGCGCACCGGAACGTCGCTCAGCACCCGCGACAGCCCCGCGGCGACTTCACGCCGCGGGGCATCTAAGGGACCGACGCCACCGCCGCCGTGACGGCCGAGTCCAGCGCGGCGGTGCTGCCGATGGCGCCGAGCGCCGCCTCCAGCGCCTCCGCGCGCACCTTCACGTCGGCCTTCTGCGCGCCGTGGATGGAGGCGAACTCCAGCTTCACGGCCTCCTGCTCCCAGGGCTTCAGCGGGCGCCAGCCGTTGGCCTTCAGCCAGGAGTCCGCCACCTCCAGGCCCTTGGCCACCTTGTCGAGGGCGTTCTCCTCCTCGTCCATCGCGGCGAAGTCTTCCACCATGTGGAAGGCGTGGAAGGCCACAGTGGCGACGATGCGCTTGCGCCGGGTGGTGAGCCAGGTGCCGCCGGCGAAGAGGCCGACTGCGCCGGCCACGAGGCCCAGGGCCAGGGTGATGTTGGTGGGGGTGAGCAGCGCGTCCAGGAGGACGGAGCTGGTGGACGCCTGGGCGAGGAGGACCGGCGCGGCGTCCAGGGCCGCGAGCGCGACGGGCGCGGAGACGAGGGTCGGCTCCGCGCCGGTGGGCGTGGAGGCGTGGGCCAGGGCCAGGGGCGCGGTGAGGAGGGCCGCGAGCGCGGCGGTGGTGACGAGGGTGAGGCGCTTCTTCATGGTGCTGCTCCTGCGTGGTGCGAGTGGGACTGCACCACGCAGAAGGGGCGGCTCAGACGCCCGGCTGCGGCTCCCGCGTGGGCGTCGACGTGGGCGGCGTCAGGAACTCGGACACCGCGCGCACGCTGGCCAGCCACGCGGCGCGCACCAGCGGCGGGCAGGCCTCGAAGGCGGGGAGCTGGGCACCCGTCACCGCGGAGCGCCCGCCGGTCGTGCCGCAGTAGGCGGTGTACGCGCGGGCGGCCAGGTGGAGTTCGGCGCCCCCGGCGTTGGCGAGCATCGCCTCCGCGGTGGCGAGCAGCTCGGGCGGCAGGGTGTACGGCGTGGGGGGGGCGTGGACATGCGGGTGTTCCTCCAGGTGCTGCGGGTGGACTGCACGGCACTAGGAGGAAGGGGTGGCTTGCCCAGCTACCCGTCGGAGGTATTCCCCGCGTCATGGATGCGCCGCCTACTACCGCGCCATGCACGTACTGAATTGGCTGGGACCGGGCATCGAGGCGCGTGTCTGCTGGGGGCGAGGCGGCCCCGCTGCGCTGCAGGAGGCGGCACGCGTTGGCGTGCTCTCCCCGTCCAGGGCGTTGCGTATCGCCAGGGAGATGCCACTCCTGGCTCTGGAGGATGCGGTGCGCCGGGTGGGCTTCGAGCGGTTCCAGGACGCGGAGTTGGATCCGCTCGTGACGGAGACGCAACGGGCCGTGCTCGCGGACGCGGCCGATCTGACGATGTCATGCCGGGAGCTGCTGGAGCGGTGGATGCAGCTGCGGTGGGCGGCGCACGGGAGGCACTCGGTGACGGTGCCCAATGCGCTGGCGCTCGCCGTCCGGGGCATGGAACTCCACGGCTACACCTGCAACGACGTGACGGTGCCCGAGCTCACGCTCCACGTGTCGGTCCCTCTCGTTGCTGGAATCACGCTCCCGGATGCGAGTGGCCGCGATTGGCCCGTCACGGACATGCTGATTGCGTCGGAGGGGAACGGACGGCAGTGGCGCGTGCTGCTTGAGGCTCCCGGCGACGCGCCCCAGCGACAGACCATCGCCGCCGTCAGGATTGACTGGCCCTCCGGCGTGTCCGTCGACGAGGCGGTCGACCGACACGCGCGGGAGGCGGCGCCCGGCGTCGACTGGAGAGGGGCGTGGCGGTGGATTCTGGGCGTGGTGCTCGCCCGCCAATCCTCGCAAACCCAGGCGTAGTCTCGCGTGCTCCTGCGCGCGTCAGGAGACGAAGGGCAGGCGCCGGAAGCCCAGCAGGTCGGGCCGGTACGCCACGCGCGTGAAGGCCTTCACCTTCGCGTCCGCGCGCGCCGCGTCCTCCAGCGTGAGCGTCTTGCTGCCGCCCCCGGACGCGCCCACCACCACGCCCGCGCCCACGTGCACCATGACGTGGTCCGGGTCCCCGGCCTTGCCGTACAGCACCAGGTCCCCGGGCTGCAGGTCCGGCACGCTCGCCACCGGCGCGCACTCCGCCCACAGCCGGTCCGTGTTGTGCGTCGCCCGCCAGTCCTTCCCGCCCACCTGATGGAAGGCCCACGTCACGAGGCCGGAGCAGTCGAAGAGCCGCGGGCCTTCCTTCGACACCGGCATGCCCTTCGCGCCCCAGCGGTAGGGCGCGTGCATCTGCGCGAGGACGAGGGCGAGGAAGGCGGCGCGCTGCGAGGTGGTGGACACGGCGGGCTCCAGGAGCTGCGGGTGTTCACCGGAGAAGGGGCGCCCTTTGGCCCGCCACCAATGGCAGGGTTATTCTGACACTACTGCCGCGCACCTTGGAGGCCGCTGTGACGAACATCAACAACCATGCACTACTGAAGGCAATCGTAGAAAACAGCAAAATCGGCATAGATACGGCTGAGGCGCTCGCCAAGAACTACCGAGAGACAGGAACATTTCGAACAACAAAAACCGCCCAACTATCTCCTGCGGAGTATTACCATCATCAGGTTCGCTCCTATGTCAACTCACTTCTCTCCTCTCTTGAGAGAATGGGTGAAGCTCAATTTTACCTCCAAAACCTTCCTCAGGGGGAGGCGTTCTCTAAGCAGGGAATAACGGAGGACAAGTGGATTGAATATCACTACTGCAACCATCTCGTCATTGCGTATAGCCTATACGACACCGCCCTAATTCTAACCAACTCAACATTTCGCCTCGGCCTCAAAGAAAAAGACTGCAATGATAGTACTGTCAAGATGAATGACTGGGTGCGCGCCACCCCTGTCAAAGAGGCTCTCGACGGGCTTTCCAATGCGACCGGACTTCATAGGCAGGACCGCAACCTCTATGTTCATCGCGGCGAAATACCAATCATTGAAGAGATCGACGACCTCAAGTTTGTCGGTCTCGCGAGTCGATTTGGAGCCCTCTCTCACAAACTGCGGATTGAGACGACCCTAAGGGAAGCCTACGTCGAAGCAGTCGGTGAGATTGGTGTAGACATGAGGTCCAAGCTAGATGCCGCGACCGCAACAATCGAGAGGCTTTTTGACGCTTTACTGCCTGTCTATGGCCAGCAGGCCAAGTTCCTGTCGGCTACGGGTAAGTCCAAGGGCTGAGCTTCCGTTTCAGCATGCACGGCGTCCCTGACGGCTACCACAATAGGGGCTCACGGGTGGCCAGGGCCCGTGTCCTTGGCCACCACGTTGGCCGCGTGCTGGAGCTGCCGGGATGTGCGCTCTCCCATCAGCACAGTGACGTGGTTCACCGCCTGGTGTAGCTGCGGCCGCGCGGCGCCCATCCAGTCTTCCAGGGCCCGGAGGCGCAGGTCCTGCGTCTGGAGCTTCGCGCCGTGCTCGTTCACCACGCGCAGCTCCGTCTTGATGTCGCGCACGTCCTGAGCCACCGCGCCCAGCGACTGCACCAGCAGGGGCACCTGGTCCACGGCGGACTCGTGCTTCGTCTGCCGGCGCGACAGCAGCCCGTTGAGGAGCGGGACGAGGAGTTGGCTCACGGCCAGGATGAGGACGGCAGACTCGGTGCTGACGGGGGGCATGCCCGGACAGAAGGGGCGGCCTCGCCTGGGAGCGCCGCGCCCTCCGTGGAGCGAACCCACTCCTGGCTCAACCGCGGCCGGCGCCTACTGGCTCGCTGGAGGAAGCGAGAGGACGCCTACGTGGCGATGCCGCGCTTCGCACTGGGCATCATCACCTGTTTCCACTCGTTCCGGCCGAAATAGGCTATGGGCGAAAGACGCGCCCCTCAACGGCACGCTCGATCTGCTCGGCAATCTCCTCGCCGATTTGAAATTCTCGCTCATGCCCTTCGGGGATGTGAGCCAAGTCGCTGGTCCCTTTCTTCATAAGGTCCTTGGTTTTGGCAATGATGCCTTTCAGGACGCTCGACTTACGGCCTTCGGGGATGTGGCTCGGGATGGTGATCGTGACCGTGATCGTGCTGTTCGACATGTCTTTCCTCTGTGGATTTGGCGACCTACCGGGCGGCAAGCGCCTGACTATCATGAGTGCCTCTTCTGGCAGGGGCCACTCCAGACCGAAGGTTGCTCGGGCGAGGACGTGGTTCTTCCTCCAACCGGAACGGGCTCTCAACCCTCCTGGTGACTACGCGGTTGCAGCTAGGCGGGCGGATTTATTCCGACCTTCGCGGGGCTCACCCGGGAGCGTGTGGACTTCGCGGCGCGGCGGCTTCCCACGGCTGCCACGCCCACCGGGACAGATCGCCCAGCGCAGGTACGAGGATGCGGCCCCAGCGAGCACTGCGGGCGTCCTCGTGGAAGCCGCGAGGGAGCGCCACGCCGGCCGGGCACTGCGGCGCCGGGCACGGCAGGTCCTCGCGGGTGCGCGGGCAGGGGCAGCACGTCAAAGCCCCAGCTCCGCGCGCCACCCGGGAACGAACATGTCCAGTTCCGTGGGCGCGAACCCACCGCGCTCCGCGAGCCGCGCCAGCGACTGGTCCGTGCCGTAACGCCGCGAGTACTCGGCGTAGGCGCGGTCGGCCAGGTTCCACGGGATGGTCCTGGGTATCCCGTTGTCGAGGTCCTTCTGAATCACGAGGAGGGGGAAGCGGCGCTCGGTCATGGCGAGCAGAAGGGGCGCGGCGCTCGCAGGCACCTTCACTCAGCCGGTCTGGGGGGCAGGCCACAGATGATGGTCTTGCGGCTACAGCCCCGGCAGTGGACAGAGGCGGCCGGACGCACCCGGTTGACGGTGTACTGCACCTCAACCGGAGACGAGCACGCCGGGCAGAGCAACGGCTCCGGGAGACGAGCCAGCGTCTCCACCAGGTGCTCAAGTTCATCCCAGTCCTTGGGCTGCTCGGTTTGCGGCGCCATGGCCCCGACGCTGGCGCAGTCGAGGGGAGCACAACAAGGAGCGTGCCACCCGGGCCACTAACAGCCCCCTGGGGTGGAAAACCCGACATGTAGGACAAACTTAGGATTGCTCGGCGCGCTGCAATCTTGCGACGCGGAAAACTCCCAGAATTTCCCGGCGATCTCTGAGACGACCCCCTGATTTTTTGGGCCCTGCGCGTTCCTGGCGGCCCGCTGGCGCGTCTTCCGCGCTCGCACGTGGGCGGGAACGGCCCGGCGGGCGCGTGCGTTGGCGCCCCTTCTGGAAGGCATGGCCCGCCACCGCGACTCCGGGGCCGAGCGCGAGCCCGACGAGGCCGTGAGTCTCGACCCGCTCAACAGGTACAAGCCGCTCGGCAAGCCCGGGCCGACGACGACGTTGACCGAGCAGCTCACCTTCCAGCTGTGCCGGCACGTCGCGGCCGGACTCACGCTGCGCGATGCGGCCGCGCTGGTCGGTACCACAGACACCGTCGTCCAGGGCTGGCGTGCCCGCGGCACCGAGGCCATCGAGCGCGGGGAGACGAACCTCTACACGGCCTTCGTCATGGAGTACGAGGCGGCCGGCGCGCACTTCCGCCGGACGCTCCACGAGGCCCAGCTGGAGAACATCGGCAACCGCAACTTCAACGACAAGTGGCTGCGCTGGCGACTGGGGTTGAGCGACCCGAAGAACTTCACCCTGCCCCGCACCACGGGAGCCGCCGGCGGCGACGGCAGCGCCCCCGAGCTCGTCTCGCCGGAGGAGGCCCAGAAGGCGCTCGCGGAGCGCATGGCCCGCTTCCTCTCCAGCGAGGACAAGCGAAAGGTGCTGCTCACACCGATGGTCGAGGAGTAGCCGCCCCTTCTCGGAGGGCATGGCCAAGGCCGCTCCCGTCACCGCGGGGAAGGACCCGCTCCGGGGCCTTCCCGTCATCCGCCCCGAGACGCACGGGCGCCACTCGCTCATCGACCGGCTCGCACTCGACCTGCGCGAGCGCTTTGGTTCCCCCGAGGACTTCGCGGCCCGTCTGGGCATGTCGAAGCACGAGCTGCTCGCGCTCTACTACGAGCCCGAGAACTCGCTCCGGCCCACCCAGCAGCCGCCGGACATGGTCGCCGCGGAGTACTCCCGCTGGCGCACCTGGTTCCTGCTGGGCGGGCGCGGCGCCGGCAAGACGCACGCGGGCGCCTGCTCCGTGCTGCGCGAGGCGCGGCTGGACCCGGAGGCGCGCATCCTCATCGTCGGGCCCACGTACACGGAGATCATCAAGAACCAGCTGGAGGGCCCCAGCGGAGTCCTCACCCTGGCGCGGCCGGAGTTCCGTCCAGAGCACCTGAAGTCGAAGAAGCAGCTCATCTTCCCCAACGGCGTGAAGGCGGACTACCTGCCGGCGGCGGACGCGGACAAGTTCCGCGGCTACGGCTACACCTTCGAGTGGTTGGACGAAATCGTGGCGTGGAAGAAGGACCCCGTCGCCGTCTGGAACGAGTGCTGCCGCGTGGGACGCGGCACCTCGAAGCGGATGCGCGAGCTGGGCCTCTCCAGCCGCAAGGTCATCACCACCACGCCCGCGCCCACGGAGCTCTTCCGCGAGATTCTCAAGCAGCGCCGGGGCCTCGTCTTGTCGTGCTCCAACACCCTGGACAACAGCGCCCACCTGGATGGCGACTACGCGCTGCAGGCCCTGGACGCGAAGAAGAGCCCCATCGGCCGGCGCGAGTTCTGGGGTGAGCTGGCGTTCGACCTGGACCCGGCTCTCTTCCGGGGCGTGGACTGGAACGCCTCGCGCGTGAAGCCGAAGGACCAGCCCCCCCTCTTCGATTTCATCGTCATCGGCCTGGACCCGGCGACCGGGGAGAAGAAGGGCGCGGACGAGCACGGCATCGTGGTGGTGGGCGTGCGCCGCGAGGAGGACGGGCGCGACCACGCCTACGTGCTTGCGGACCTCTCCCTGAAGAGCCCGGAGCCGGCGGCCTGGGCGAAGAAGGCGGTGGCCGCGCTCAAGGCCTGGGAGCCCTTTGCCCAGAAGGATGGCGGTGGGCGGCCGCGTGCGTGGATCTTCGCGGAGACAAACACGGGCGGCAGCATGGTGACTGCCACCATCCACACCCTGGCGAAGGTGAAGGTGCTCACCGAGCGCGCGCGCAACTCGAAGGCGGAGCGCGCCGCGCCCGTCTCCATGCTCGCAGCGGCCGGCCTCGTCCACATGGTGGGCAAGCACGAGAAGCTCGAGGAGCAGCTCGGCAAGTTCACCGGAGCACCTGGCGGCCACGCGCGGGACGACCGCGTGGACGCCATGGTGTGGCCCATCTACAAGCACGTCGTGAAGATGCGGCGCAACATTGGCGCCGCGGCGATCCCAGAGTCAGTCGCTGAACACGGTCCAGAATAGACCGCCGACTCAGGGCTTAGGAGGAAGCGCATCCTTCTTTGACGTCCAGTGCTCATGTTCCGCCCGCTCTGCGAGCCGTACAAGCAGGGCAAACATTTCGTCATTCGAAGAAAGCTGGCTCGGCTCGTAATAGTCAGACCATGCAACAACCGGCGTCGAGTTGCCCAGGAACCCATCGACAATGCGAACAAACACCAGCCCCCTCACGTCTTGAGAGAACTTGAGCCGCGCCGGACTATCGGAAACATAATCCATGGCGCGATTGGTGTTATTCCTCTCAAATCCAACCCCAGGACCGCTCACAACAACCTCAAACCCCTTGTGATCAATTTCAGTCTGAAGGTGCTGGACTTTCAGCTTAAATCTTGAGCCGCCGCAATCTGGTAGCCATCGATTGATATCTTCAGCAACCGCATTGACAGCCTTCCATGCTTTTTCCGACGCACTATCCACCCACTCCTTCCGACGTCTCTCGACCCCCTGGAATGATTGCTCAATCCTTACAAGCGCGTTGGCCGCCTTGAAGTATTCTTGCGACATCCTACCCCCTTGTAGTGCAGGTCCAGCCGACCAATGTAGCGCCTAGAGCACAACACGAACGCCGCCGAGGCGCAAAGCAAGGTGGCTTGAAGTCCACTGCGCCCCTTCTCCCAGGGCATGGCCTTTCTCATTTCCCGCGTCGCCAAGGCGCTCGGCCTCGTCCCGGGCCCGCCCGGCGGAAAGCCGCAGCTCATCCACGCCCTGCCCCTCATCAGCTTCAGCCCGCGGAGGGGCAGCCGCGAGGTGCTCCTTGCCTACGAAGAGGACGACTGGCTGCGCACCGTGGTGGACACCATCGCGGACGCGGTGGCCACGCCTCGGTGGAAGGCCTTCAAGCGGGTGCGCCGCGGCGAGAAGCGGATGGACCCGCGCTGGAAGTCCCTGGATGGGCGGGAGCGCCGCAAGGCGCTGGCCGAATCCACGACGCGCGGCGAGTTGGTGGAGCTGGAAACCCATGAGTTGCTGACCCTGCTGGAGTCGCCGCACCCGCGGTTCCCCGGGCGCGAGTACCGGAAGCTCGCTCAGCTGCACGTGGACCTGGTGGGTGAGGCCTTCCTGGTGCTGCTGCGTGGCGCGGACGGGCGCCCGGTGGGCTGGGAGGTGGTGCCACCCCACAACGTGACGATGACGCCCGCGCTGGGCCGCCCCGCCTTCTTCATCTCCTACCAGCAGTACCAGGGCTGGGTGCCGGAGTCCGACGTCCTCTGGGTGAAGGCGCTCGCCCCCGCCAACCCCGAGGGGCGCGGCGCCGGCCGAGGACTCGCGCTGGGCGACAAGCTCGACACCATCGAGGCTATCGACAAGGCGACGAAGGCCACCTTCGAGCGAGGCGGCATCCCCGCCGCCATCGTCGGCCTGGGCAGCAAGAACAACGACGACGGCAGCACTACGGGCGAGGCCGCCGAGGACATCCAGAAGAAGTTCAACGCCGAGTTCCGCGGGCCCTCCAACGCGGGCAAGGTGTGGTTCGCCCCCGCGGACGTGACGCTCGCCCAGGTGCAGGTGAACTACCGCGAGCTGCAGGCGAAGGAGCTGGCGGCTAGCCTGCGCTCCTACGTGCGCCAGGCGTACAGCGTCCCGCCGGAGCTGGTGGGCGACCTCACCTCCAGCAACCGCGCGACGGCGGAGGCCGCGAAGTACCACTTGGCGGAGTACGCGGTGGCGCCGCGCCTGGAGTTCTGGCGCGCGTGGTACCAGCACGTCCTGGTTCCCCTCATCGACCGGGACGTCATCCTCGACTACGAGGACCCGCGTCCGCAGGAGTGGGAGCGCACCTTCCGGGCGATGACGACGCCGCCCACCGAGGGCGTCACCTGGAACGAGTGGCGCCGCTTCGCGAACCTGCCGGAGCTGCCGGAGCTGGAGGGCCAGCGTCCCAAGCCCCTGCCCGGCGCCGGCGGGGGCAACAACGCGGAGTCCGCCGCGGCGAACGCCACGCCCAACCCGCCGCGCGACCGCAGCGGAGAGGAGGACCGCGTGTAGCGGCAGGCACCGCCCCTTCTTCCTGGGCATGCGCAAGCCCAAGTCCATCCGCCAGAAGCTGCTCAGCGCCGCCCCGCCCGCCGAAGGCGCGGCCGGCGCTCCCGTCTTTCGCATCACCTCGCCCAACCTCGACCGGCACCGGGACCGCGTCCTCGCGGTGAAGTCCTCCGGCGAGGAGGTGCGCGTGCCGCTGCTGTGGGAGCACAACAGCTGGAGCCCGCCCGTGGGCTTCGCGCGCTGCTACCGCGAGGGCGACGCGTGGGTGATGGCGCCCGTCTTCGACGAGGTGGACGAGCTGTCCAAGACGATTGCCGGCAAGGTGAAGGCGGGCAGCCTGGGCGCGTGCTCCATCGGCTTCGTGCCGGTGGAGGAGCCGGTGCCCAACGCCGAGGGCGGCTTCGACTTCCCCCTCGTGGAGCTGCTGGAGGTGTCCATCGTCAACGTGCCCGCCAACGCGGACGCGGTGCGCCTGCGCTCGCTTGGCACCCGCGGCGCGCGCCCGGGCCTGGCCTCCGCCCTCAAGGCGCTCGCCACCAGCCAAGCGGCCCTGCTCGCCGTGCTCAAGTCCGAGGGCGCCGCACCCGAAGAGGAGCCCGAGGAAGAGAAGGATCTCGGCGACGTGGGCGACACGGGCGGTGAGCTGACGCCGAAGTCCTTCGCGGAGAGGCTGCTCGCGCGCCTCCAGGCGAGCGCGCAGCTCGCCGCTGACTTCCTCGCGGCGGGCCTCGAGGACGAGGTCCTGGTGCCGCTCGCCGAGGCGGTGGGCGCCAACCTCGCGGCGGACATCACCTCGCTCCAGGAGTGGCTCGCCGGCGGCGAGGAGCAGGCCGCCAGCCAGGACGCGTCCGAGGAGGAGCTCGACGAGGAAGCCGCCGACGACGCGGAGGCGAAGGGCGAGGACGCGGAGTCGGACGAAGGCGAAGAGCTGCCCGACGAGGAGGCCGCGTCCGAGGCGGAGGGGGAGGACGTGGAAGAGGAGCCCGACGAGGAGGAGGCCAAGTCGCTCCGGCTCCACGTCCGCAAGCACTTCGGCTTCACCGCCGCTCAGGCCGCCGCCCTCTCCGGCCGCGAGCTGCGCGAGTACTCCGCCCTCGCCGCGTAGGTAGGCCGCCCCTTCTCTCCTTCGACCCCCGCAGTCCCTTTCTGACTTCCGGAGCCCCACCATGAAGAACAAGACGAAGCCGAAGCCCGGCACCACGCCCACCACGCCCCCGGCGGCGCCTGCCCTCCCCGACTCCCTCCAGCGCGCGGTGGACGCCGCCGCCGTGAAGGCCGTCGAGGCAGGCCTCGCCTCGCGCCCCAGTCCCGTCGTTCCGGGCCCGGTGACGTCCGGCGCGAAGGACCTGCAGATGGACCCGCCCGAGGGCCGCACCGCTCAGGCCCGCCTGGGCGTCCTCATCAAGGCCAACTACGTCCGGAGCGCCGAGCGGCTCGGCATCGCGGACCGGCCGGGCCTGGAGAAGCTCAAGGCCTACGTGGAGCGCTGCAAGTCGGTGGGCGTCTTCGGCAGCATCTTCGAGCAGGGCGGCGCCCTCTACTCGCGCGAGACGCGCTCCGAAGAAGTCATCGAGCTGCTGCGCGAGGACGCCATCCTCCTGGCGGCCGGCGCGCGCACCGTCTCCGGGTACGGCGGCAAGTTCACCATCGGCCGCATCAACCAGGGCCCCACCGTCTACTGGGTGGGCGAGTCCCAGGCGCCGGAGAAGTCCGACGTGAAGACGGGCACCGTCGAGCTGGGCGCGCACAAGGCCATGGCCCTGGTGCCCATGTCCAATGACTTGATGCGCCTGGGCAACAGCACCGCCTCCGCCGACGTGGGCCGAGAGGTGACGCAGGCCATGGCGCTGGAGACGGACCTGGCGGGCCTCTACGGCAAGGGCGCGAAGAAGCCCACCGGCATCTTCGAGCTGGTGCCTAACGCCAACAAGAACGCCGTCACCGGCACGACGGCGGAGAACATCCGCAACGACCTGAAGCTCAAGCTCATCAAGCCGATTCTGGCCTCGAAGCTGAAGCTGGCGGGCAACCTGCCCTTCTACTTCATGGACTCGGCCAACCACCTCTACCTCTCGGAGCTGCGCGACAGCGCGGGCTACGTCTTCCCGGGCCTCCAGGACTTCGAGAACCCTCGCCTCAACGGCTTCCCGGTGAAGGTGACGGAGTCGCTGGCGGGCAAGGAGCACATCGGCTTCGGCCTGGCGGCGCAGCTGTACTACGGCGAGGCCTCGGCCATGGACGTGACGGTGGGCGAGTCCACCGGCGACTTCGAGGCGGACCAGATGACGCTGCGCGCGGTGTGGGAGGGCGACTGGGCCCTGCGCCACCGGCAGGCCTTCGCCTTCCTCACGGGCGCCAACTACGGCGGGTAGTCCGCGCGCCGCCTCTCCAACCCCAACCAGGACAGCCCCATGCACCCGACGCGCAACAACATCGGCGCCTACATCCACGCGGCCAACCTCTCGCATGCCCCGGCGGCCAACGCCGAGGGCGCGCGCAACGGCGCCGCCTTCCTCTTCGGCACCTACCGCAGCCTCGTCCTCTGTGTCGCCACGGGCGCCACCTCCGGCGGCCCCAGCTCCTTCACCGCCACGTACAAGATGCAGACGAGCGCCGACGGCACCACGTGGACGGATGCGAAGAACCGTGACGGCGCCGCCGTCAGCCTCACCGTCACCACCGCGAGCACCGCCGCGGAGCTGGACGTGGACCTCCAGGAGGTGGTGCCGGCCGCGCACGACCGGCTTCGCTTCGTGGAGACGGTGGACCTCACCGGCGGCGCCACGCCCACGCTGCTGAGCGGCGCCACCGTCATCTTCGGCGGTGGCCAGACGCTTCCCGTGTAGCGGCGGGCACGCCCTCCCCCTCCCGTGCCTGCCCGGGCCGGGGCGGCCTCGCGCCGCCCCGGCCCTCTTTCTGCCCCGAGGTGCCTATGCCTGCCATCGAGGACCTGCTCACCGCCGCCCAGCTGCCCGCCACCGTGCGCGACGCGGCCGACCCCGAGCGCCTGCCGCTGCTCATCACCGCCGCGTCCCTGGCCCTGGCCGCGCACGTGGGCTACCCGCTGCACCGGCGCGTGGGCGTCGTGGAGTCGGTGGCCAGCGCCGGCGGACGCTACCTCTGGCTGCGCTCCGGGGGCGTGCGCCAGGTGACGCGCGTGGAGGTGTGCGGCGTGGAGCTGCCGGCCGCCGCGTACGCGCTCGAGTCCGCCGTCATGGGCCGGGTGCTGGCGCGCGGGGAGGCGTGGCCCTTCACCGGCCGCTACTCGCCCGGCGTCTCCTCCACCCCGCTGCACGTGGAGGACACGGGCGAGCTCGTCGTCACCTACGACGCGGGCTGGGTGACGCCCGGCCAGGCCGCCCTGGACGCCTCGCTGCAGGTGGACCTGCCGGCGGATCTCCAGCTGGCGGCGCAGATGGTGGTGGGCGCGCTGGTGCACGGGGACGGCGCGGAGGAAGCCGTCTCCGAGTCCATCGGCGGCACGTCCCTGACGCGCGCCACGGACGAGGACGGGCAGCTGCCGGCGGTGCCCGCCCGCGCGCGGCGCCTGGTGGCCCGGTACCGTCGCCCGCGCCAGGGAGTGGCGTGATGCTGCTGGGCCACCGACTCAAGCAGCGCTTCGGCCTGGCGCGGCTGCTGGGCGTCAACGACCGCGGGCAGGAGGACTTCTCCGCGCCCACGGTGCACGCCTGCCGCTACGAGGGCAGCACGAAGCGCCTCGTCACCTCCGACGGCACCGATGCCACCTCCGAGGCCATGCTCTTCACGAAGGTGAAGGTGGAGCCCGGAGACGCGCTGTGGCTGCCCGGCGACACACCGGGCGACCTCAACACGCGACGCCGGCCGCTGCGCATCACCCCCTGCACGGACATCCGCGGGGGCACGGACCACTACGAGGTGTACGTCTGATGGGCGCCGAGCTGCACGACGTCGAGCTGCACGTGGTCCAGGTGCTGGACGCGGCCGCGCTGGGCATCTCCCGGGCGTCGTCCCCGCCCAGCCTCTACACTGGCCCCATGCCCATGCCGGCGCCGCCGCTTGCGGTGGCCGTGCGCGAGGTGCCAGGCGACGCGCCCGAGGATTACATGGGCACGGGGCGCAGCTACCTGCAGCGGGAAGTCCAGGTGCTGGTGCGCGGACGCGACTACCTGGAGGCCCAGGCCCTGGCCCGCAGGTGCTGGAGAGCGCTGCACCTGGCCGCCGTCCCCGGCTACGTCGCCTGCCGCGCGCAGGGCCTGCCCTCGTACCTAGGCGAGGGCGACAACCACCGGCACCGCTTCGTCTTCACCGTCACCACCACCTATGTAGTCGGCAAACGAGACGTTACTGTAGCTTTTTGAGTTCGGATGCCGCGTCGGTTTCTGCCCATAACGCCTGCGCTTTCTTTTTCGCAGAGAGGGCTATTTCACGACGCTTCTGGGCTCGTGCCTCCGCCAAATTAAGCATGTGACCTGGGGCCACCTTGGCTCGGACGTTAGGTGGTATGGATTTCAGCATTTGACGCCAAAGCACATCGGGGCCGGGATTTGGATTAAACTCCCACCAAGGTTCGCCAAACTCTAAGACTTTCGCCAAATCTGCCCAGCACCCCAGGTATTTCGCGGCGGCTGCGAAGAAGGCATCGCCAGTGAGGCGCCGAGACTTCGCCAGCTCCAGCCGAGCATTTGCTACGTAGTCTTCAGGCCAGGGCGTACGAGAGACGCATCCATCGGCAACATCGGATTCCCACTCCAGGACCTCGCGCTCCAACCGGATAATAGCATCGACACAGCGGATGCAGGCATCGGCTGTCGCAGCCTTATTTTCACGCCTCTCTTGATAGTTATCACCAACTACACGTCTGAGCGCGAGGGCAACAAGGGAGCCGCCGCCGAGGAGGCCCGCGACGAACGGTGACCATTGGGACCCTAGAAAGATCCCGACTGCATCAAGCCAAGTTGGCATGCATCTCTTCTCCGCCGTGCTCCGGACGCGAATAGGGTACTTCGCCCAAGACCGCCCCTTCTAGAGGGGTATGCCAGTCCGTGTGAAGCTCGACCTCGCCCCGCTCCTCAAGCTGCGCCAGCAGCCGCAGCGCGTGCTGCGCGAGTTGGACCGGGCCTGCTACGCGACCGTCCGGCACGCCCTGGACCTCTCCCAGTTCGACGTGCCGCGCGGGGACAGAGGCGTCGAGTACGACGAGCACGGGAACGAGAAGCCCACGGAGCGCCCGCTCGCGGAGACCGGCTTCCTGGACGGCCCCGAGTACCACATGGACCGGCGCCTCTCCGTCACCTGGGTGGCCGGGTACGCGCACCACGCCGCCGGCGCCATCCACGAGGGCGTGCACTGGGACCGGGTCACCGTCAACCCGGAGCCGCACTTCCTCAAGAAGGCCTTCCGCCGCTCACGCTCCATCGGCCGCAAGGGCGTGAAGACTGCCCTTGAGCAGGCTTTGAAAGAGATGTTTCCCCCGAAGTGAAAGGAATTGAGTCATGGCCGGAGAACCCGACGTCCTCTACGCACAGCGCATCCACTTCACCCCCTCCCCCACGACCACCCTCGTGACGTTGGAGGATGGCACCGTCGAGGCGCCCGCCACCGAACTGGACGGCATCAGCGAGTGCAGCGTCGCCACGGCCGTCGACAGCGTGGACACGAACTACTTCGGCAGCGACGGCTTCAAGCGCAACGCCGCCACGCTGCGCGGACTCACCCTCAACGTCAGCGGGCACCGCATCAAGGGCAACGCCGCGCAGGACCTGATGGAGACGCACATGCTCTCCGGCCAGGTGGGCTACCTGCACGTCATCAAGGACGAGGCCGCGACCGCGGGCCAGCGTGGGGTGCGGTACGTGGTGCGCATCATGTCCTTCGACTCGGGCGGCCCCTCCTCCGACGTGAACAAGCTGACGTGCTCGCTCACCGGCCAGGGCGCCCCCGTCAAGGTGTAGCCGCCCCTTCCTCCCTTCGCAGTACCCACCTCGGAGAAGACAGACATGAGCGACACCCATCAGTACCGCAAGCCCATCGGCACCGCCCGGCAGTTCATCAAGCGCATCGCCATCGACGGCGCGGACTACGACCTCTGCGAGCCGTCGGGAGGCGACAAGACCCTCGTGCTGAAGATGAGTGAGAAGGCCGGGGAGATTGACGCGGACCGCAACCCCGTCTCTGCGGACGCCGGCATCTACTTCCTGGCTCGCGTCGCCATCGCCTCGCTGTACCACCCGGGCGGTCGGCGCCGCGTGTTCGACCTGAACAGCCAGGAGGACCTCGAGGCCGTGAAGCTGGAGCCATGGCTGATGGACCACGCCAAGGACTTCACCTCCAGCTTCGGCGGCAAGACGGTGGAGGAGGAGAAGGGAAACTCCGAAGCCACCCCGAGCTGAATGCCATCTACGGGGTGGCGAAGATGATGCACTGCTCGCCGGAAGAGGTGCGCTCCTGGCCCTGGTCCGACGTCGTGCGCCTGCTGGCGTACAGCGCACTGGAGCGCGAGGAGTTCGACCGGCGCGTGCAGCAGAACCCCGGCGCGTCGCGCCGCACGCCCGCGAGCGGCCCCACCACCAACACCACCGTCTACCGCTTCGGCCCGAGGCCCGCGCCGAAGCGGTAGCAGTCCTGGAGTGCTGTCATGGCATTGAAGGTCGGAGACCTCTACATCACCGTCACCGCGTCCATTGGCGAGGCCGTGGCCAACCTCGGCAAGGTCGTGAAGCACGCGGAGAAGGTCGCCAAGCAGGTGAAGGAGGCGACCGAGCCCATCGGGAACATCGGCGCCGTCGTCGCCGCCGGCATCGCCGCTGCGGTGGCTGCCGCCGCCGAGTCGAACGCGGCCATGAAGGAGCAGACCGAGCACATCAAGGCGCTGCTCATCACGCTCGCCGCGGAGCTCGGGGACCTCTTCGCGCCGCTGGTGAAGAAGATTGCCCACATCATCGAGCAGGTGGTGGCGAAGCTCCAATCCCTCTCGCCCGCGACGAAGCGAGGAGTGGCCAACATGGCCGCGTGGGTGGCCGGCGTGGGTCTCGGCATTGGCGCCGTGGGCAAGCTCGCGGGAGCCATGGAGGGACTCTTCAAGGGCTTCGGTGTCTTCCTGGGGATGAGCAAGGACGTGCTGTCTGTCTTCACCCACCTGGGCGTGGGCGCGGGCAAGGCCCTCCAGTCCCTCCAGACGTTGGCGCAGGTGGACATCGGCAAGGCGCTGGCCGGCATGAAGTCCGGCGTCGGTGGGCTCGGCTCCGCGGTAGCGGACTTCACGAGTTCCGTCCCATCCCTTCTGGGCAGCGTCGGGCGGATGGCCATGAGCTTCGCCGCGGCGGCGATCCCCATCCTGGCCGTTGTCGCCGCGCTCGCGGGTATCGCTCTGCTCGTCGGCAGCGTCTACAAGTCGTGGGGGGACATCAAGTACCTGGCCAAGGAGGCCTGGAGCACGATGTCTCAGTCCATCTCCGAGATGATGGCGGGTCTGAGCGACCTGGGCATGAAGCTCGCGAACATCTTCCGGCTCGCCTTCAGCGCCGTGGCCGGCACCATCGAGGCCATGGTGGATCGCTCGCTCGATTTCGTGGCCTTTCTCGTAGCCGGCGCGGCCCGCACTCTGCGCCCCATCGCGGAAGCAGCGCAGATGCGGGGAGTTGCGGGCGTGCTGAAGCCCATGGAAGGACTCACGGGGAAGCAACTCAAGCAGGACATCAAGGATGCCCTGGGAGCGATTAGCAACGCCTCCTTCGCAGGTCTCGACAAGGCGACCTCCGAATTCACGAAGGGCGCTGAGGCGTTGGCGACGAAGGCTGCCGATGGAGCGAAGGCGGCAGCGGACGCCGTGAAGGATACGGTTGGCTTCGGGGTTCAGCACTCCATCTCCGGCATCCAGGACCTGGTCGCGGCGGTCCTCAACTCGAAGACAGTGGAGGAGTGGAAGGGGAAGATGGAGGAGCTGAAGTCCCTCCTCGGCTCGCTCTTCGACGGGAACCTGACGGCCACGCTTCGCACCGGCGCCGGAGACGAGAACGGCATCGAGGTGTCCGCAGCAGGCCACAAGGGAACGGAGCGCTTCGCGGAGCGCCTACGAGGCGGGCTGGGCTCTCCCACCATGGACGGCTACGCGAAGATGATCGAGGAAAACGCCAAGGCACTGGCGGAGGCGACTCGCAAGGCAGCTGAGGACGCGGCGGCAGCGGCCAAGGCCGCGAAGGAAAGCCTCCTCAACGGCTTCCTCGCGCAATTGGGCGAAATGGGCACCCTCATCAACAGGGCGCGTGAAGGGGCCACGGCGGGTGGCTGGTGGGGCGCCATCCTCGCGGTCATCGGTGAGCTGATCATGGGCTCCGACCAGATGGCCGAAGCCATCGACGTCCTCAACGGTGTCATTGGGTCGCTGAAGGACCTCTTCGGAGCGGCAGCTTCCGGACTCGATACCATCGGGGGTGCCATCGGCTACCTCGCCAACGTCCTCACCGAGGTGTTGCAGCCGACGATGGAGGCGATGGGGCAGGCCATGGAGGCCATCGCGCCCATCATCGTCCTGGTGGGTGTCGTCCTTCAGATGCTCGCTCCGGCCATCCAGGCCATCGGGAAGGCGTCCGCGTGGCTCCTGGAGAACGTCCTCAAGGGACTCTTCCAGGTGCTGCGCTACGTGGGCATCGCCATCCTGTGGTTCATCAAGGGGCTGGGGTCCGCGTGGAACGGCATCGTCTCTGCCATCCAGGCGGTGTTCCGGGCGCTGGGCGACATCTCCATCTTTGGCGCGCATCCCCTGGGTTTTCTCAGGGGGTGGGCCAACTCGATGGAGGGCGCCAAGGTGAACACGGAGTCGCTGGCGCGGAGCATCCAGGAGTTGGAGGGCCTGACGTGGGACGCGGCCATGGCCAAGGCCCGGGAGACGGCGGAGGTCCTCAAGAACCGCGACGCGCTCGAAGACGTCAACGAGGCGCTCAGCAACGTGCCCGACTTGTGGAAGGTGGCTCTCCGGCGGTTCGACGTGCAGGACGAGCAGGACGGCCCCAACACCTCCACCGGCACCCCGCGGTCGCCCACGCCAGGCGGCCCTTCGAGTCCGGCGACTCCCGCGCCCGAAGTGCTGCCCCCCGTCAGCCGCGGAGACAGCGGTGCACCAGGCTTGTTCCCCTGGTTGCAGGACCTCGTCGACCGCGTGCAGGGGGGCTCCAACGCCGCGGGGACGGCCAGCGCCGCGGCGATGCCGCCCGTCCAGTACAACATCACCGGCTACGACATCACCGACGCCATGGCGCAGGCCCGGAAGGACTACGAGGACCGGCAGCGCCGCGCGAGCCTCCGCAGCTACGGCACGTCCGCCGCCGTCGGCCCCCGGTACGCGTAGCACCGGGCCCGCCCCTTCTGGAGGGGCATGGCCTACCTCACCCTCAGCGGCATCGAAGTGCGGTGCTCAGCCGCCAAGGGGCTCACGCAGAAGCCCACCCTGCTGGGCCCGCGCGTGCGGACCTTCCGCGGCTGGGCGCAGAGCGGCACCCGGGCGCGCGTCTACACGTGGTCAGCAGGGACGCCGCCCATGCCGATGACCGATGCGCAGGCCTTGCGTCGCCTCCTCGACGGCGACGGGCACAGTTGGACGTTCGCGGACGCGACGGCCAATTCCTTCACGTCCAGCAAGGGCGCTGTGCCTTCCAGCCTCAATGGCGTGCCCCAGGCCGGCACGGCCATTCCCGGACGCTGGGGCAACGGCGCGATGTTTCTGAACCCGGGCGAGGAGGTGACCTGGGCCATCGGCACGCGCTTGGACTGCACCGTGGGTTTCTGGCTCCGCACCGACTACGTCGGCTCCAACTGGACGCATGTCGTCGCGTGCTTCAAGGCCGACGCCCTCTACGTCAACGGCAGCGAACTGGGCATCGTGGATGACATGGAAGGCGAGTTGGGCCTCGTCGTCTCGGTCTCCGAGGGCGTGCTCTCCGTCCTTGCCGCCGCCGACGTCGCGGTGAGTGACCTCGTCTACCTGCCCTACACCGTGCCGCCCGCGTGGGTGCCTCAGTGGGCCGCCGCGACAGCGCCCTTCGGCCCGCTGCCGTACCACACCGCGGACGGCTACGGCCTTCCTGCGCCTTGCCGCGTGCTGGGCCAGGCGGGCGACGCGCAGGCCGTGGAGTACGACGAAGACGGCGCGCGAGTGCAGGGCCAGTACCTCGACTTCGAACTGTGGCAGCAACCGGAGGACACCTGACATGCGCACGCTCTCGACGGCCGAAGTGGCGGCCCTCACCTGTCCCGCGGGTTTCGCCTCGCACCTGCGCGTCCTGGTACAGCGCGGCCCCACGTGGACGGACCTCTCCACACTGCTGCCCGGGGACTACCTGCTGGGGGTGAGCTGGTCGGACAGCATCGAGGCCCCAGTGTCCGACGCCACCGCCACCGTCGCGCGCAACGGCCCGGACGGGAAGCGCCTCAGCCTCTCGCCCCTGGTGGTGAGCAGCTTCCTCAACGCCGTGGACGGCGCCTTCCTGCCGCTGCTGCGCGAGGGCGCGTACTTCCGGGTGGAGGTGGCCACGGTGCCGCTGGACACGCGCCGCGCGGACGTCCCCGCGAGTGCCTGGCGCGAGGCGTGGCGCGGCCGCATCGACGAGGTGGACGCAGGCGGGGACGAGCTGCGCGTCACCGGGCGCGACCTGGGCGGCCTGCTCCAGGACACCTGGGCGGAGGTGGAGCGCCCGTACGGCAGCACCGCTGGCACGCCCGTCCAGTCCGTCATCCAGTCCCTCCTCAACGACAACGGCTTGTCCTCCTTCGGCCTCTTCACGCCGGTCAACCCGCTGTCCATGCGCGGGCCCTACGTGCAGCAACGTGAGCCGCTGCTGGACGCGGTGCGCGCGCTCGCGGAGCAGATTGGCTGGGACGTGCGCATGCGGTGGCGCGAGGACGCGGGTGCTTTCGCCCTCACCCTCTGGAGCCCGGACCGACTGACGGACACGCCGGTGGTCACCTTCGGCCCGGACAACGTGCTGGAGCTGGGCGAGTTGAGGCGCGGCCTGGAGCACATCCGCAACGTGGTGGAGGTGGTGTACTCGGACAAGGCGGACAAGGACGCCACCGGCACGAAGAAGCGCAAGACGGTGACGGCCACCAACCCCTCCTCCGTCGCGCTGTACGGCCGCCGGTGGATGCAGGTGGCGGAGGGCGCTTCCTCCCTCATCGACACCCAGGTGGAGGCGCAGCGCCTGGCGGACGCGGCCATCGCGGACCTGTCCGAGTCCGCGCTCCGCCTGTCGCTGACGCTGCCGGGCATCCACTGGTACCTCCAGGCGGCGGACCTCGTGCAGGTGCTGCCGGACGGCGTGCACTTCGACTCGCCCCAGCGCCTGGCCGTCGTCTCCGCGGACTTCGAGTGCGCCAGCAGCGGCGAGGCGCGGACGAAGCTGGAGCTCCAGGGCCGCCCCAGCACCAGCCGCGCCGTCTGGGCGGAGAAGGACGCGCGCCCCGGCATCGCGCCGTCCGCGGCCTTCACTGGGCCCGCCGCGCCTTCGGGGCTGGTGGTGGCCAACACCGTCAACGGCTTCAGCCTCGCGTGGACGCCGGCGGCGGATGGCACGCCGTGGGACTCCTACGAGCTGCACGTGAGCAGCACCGCCAGCTTCACGCCCTCCCAGGCGACGTTCCGCGAGAACAGCCGCGCCACGCGCTTCGAGGTAGCGGACCTGGTGGCGGGCCGCGCCTACTACGCACGCGTCATCCCCCGCGACGCGCGGGGCAACGCGGGCCCTGCCAGCGCGGAGGTGACGCTCTCGCCCCGGTACGTCGCGCCGTCCATGCTCCTGCCCACCGTGACGTACGCGGTGCTCCCGCTCAACGCGGACTTCGAGGCGCTCAGCAACCACGACTCGCCGCCGGATGGCTGGAGCGTCTCACCCGGCGTCTGGAATGTGGATGCCTTTGACGCCTCCGCGACGCCCAACGTCTTCTCCGGCGTCCGCTCGGTGCGGCTCGCGCCGACGCTGGTGGCGACGCTTCTGGCGTCGCAGGTTTTCAGCGTCAGGCCCGGGGACACGCTCGTTCCCAGCGCGATGGTGCTTGGGGCCTCCGACGCAAGCCCCGCGTACAAGGCCATGCTGCTCATCCGCTGGCTGACGACCACCTTCGGCTTCGCTGGGGCGGATGTCGTGGACGAGTCGAACCTCTCCAACATTGCCTGGAACGAGCTGGGCCGGGGCAACACCGTGAAGGCACCCAGCACCGCGCGGTACGCCCAGGTGTTCGTCGGCAAGTCCACCGCGGGGCCGTACACCTGCTACGTGGACTCCGTGCGAGTGGTGATTCAGCCGCCCTCTCAGCCCCGGCAGGAAGCAGCGCTGATTGCCGCTTCCGGCTGGGTGAGCATTGGCGCCCCTCGCGGCCCCACCTACTACAAGAACAGCGCGGGAGACGTCGTCCTCGGCGGCGGCCTGAAGTCCGGCACCATGGGCAGCGCCGCCTTCGTGCTGCCCCCTGGCTACCGCCCGCTCAACGAGCAGCGCCTGCCGGTAGACTGCGGTGCCCTCTACGGCCGGGTGCGCATCACGTCTGACGGCGCCGTGACGCCCATCTCCGGCAGCACGTCCGAGTTCAACCTCGACGGCGTGCGCTTCCGCGCGGAGGCGTGAGGCTCACGGTTGGAGCGCGGCGACGACCTTCTGTCGAGCCGCGTCGTCGCCGCCCCAAACCATGAAAATGACGTTGCCCTTATGCACGCGCACCTCTGGGGCGAAGGGCGAGTCGTCCATCATCTCCTTCCACTTGCCCGCCGCATCAGATGTGTGGAATTGCATGATCGCGACTTCGACATCTCCGGCCTTATAGTCATAGGACCGGGGCGCTACGACCTGCCCCTTGTCCTCCGTCTTCTCCGTCAGGACGACGCCGCGCGATTTCGCGAAGGACTCGGCGGACTCGATGGTGTCGAGTCCCTTTGAGCAAGCAACGGCAGACAGGGCGAGCACGACGGCAAGGATACGGGACATGGACAGCCTCCTGGCTCAAGGCGTAGCACCCATGGTCTCACGCGGACAACGCACGCCGTTCCATGTCACCCGTCGTGCAGCCCTAGACTGCACACCCGGCCGTAGCTCATGACGAAGGTAGGGCCGCCGCAGGTGGGGCAGCGTTCCTCGGGTGGAATCTCGCGCGGCTGAGGCACCGGCTTGCCCACGCCCTGGAGGCGGTCCAAGTCGCGCAGGAAGTCCGCGCGGACCTGTCGGTGGCGCTGCAAGTCGGGTGATGGGGTTCTGGGTCGGCGGTGACGCATCGTCCCTCCTCCGGAGAGGAAGGGGTGACAGCCGCGAAGCAGGGGCGCATGTTCGGCCGACCGCGATTAGAGATATCTCTATTGACCCTAAGTAGAGATATCTCTATTGTCATTTTGACCAGCCCGGAGATCCCTATGGAGAGGCCTTGCCGCGCGACATGAAGAAGATACCAGGGCGACAGAGAGCTGTTCGCGGCACCGTTGTAGCGAAGCAACTCCTGAGACATACGGCGCGCTCCCTCAGCGCTCAGAGCTATTTGGTGAGGTGGTTGTCGGGGCATCCCGAAGAGGGGGCGGAGGCATCTGAGGCGGGAGTCACCCGAATGGGCTTGGAAGAAGCGGCCCTCGCCCGAGGGTGGGTGCCTCCAGATGACGAGTGATAGGGCGTGCGGATGATTGCCCGCTCGGTTCAATCCATGATCTACGCTCGAATCCGGAAAGGCCGGAGCGAATGAATATGCGACGCGAGCAGCCGTTGGTTAAGCAGCACAAGGGCGGGGTGGGGCCGTATCGCTTCGGGCGGCGGCTGCGCATGGGCGAGGGGCTGGGACGCGTCTACGAGGCGCGGAACGAGGAGACGGGCAACCCGGCTTACGTGGTGACACCCACCGGGGCGCGGGTGGACTTGGCGCCGCAGGTGGCGATTCAGTACCTCGTGACGACCTCCGTCCGCCCGGCATTCATCGCCTGCGAGCTTCTCTCCGTCCCGCCAGACGCCTCGCCCTCCGCGGTGGAGGCGGAGCTGTTGGATGCGAGCGAGGACGTGATGGATGTGCTGCACGAGGTGAAGTGGACGAAGCGAGGGCTGGCGCACCTGCTGACTGGACGTGTCCCCGTGTTGCCGCGCGAGCCCCTCGTCCCAGAAGCTCCGATTCCCGTTTCGCATTGGGCCTACGCAGTTCGGGGCATGCGCATCGTCACGGCCCTTTCCGTCGCGGCGGCCGGCGTCCTCCTCGCCCTCCATGCATCGCCGCCGCCCGAGCCTCCCCGTACTCCGGAGCCCCAGGTGGAGTACGTCCCGGCCACGCTCGCCGACGGCGTCATGACGAACGCCCTCGCTGGCGGCTCGTCGTCCCAGCCGTTGAAGGTGGAGCGCCGCCTTGTCGTTCCGGACAAGCCGCTCGACGGTCAGAAGGTGCCGCCGTGCGCGAAGCCGGAACGCGAGGTTAACGGAGGCTGTTGGCTGTACCTGGGCGACAAGCCGCCGTGTCCGCCGAAGACGGCAGAGTTCAAAGGCGGCTGCTACGTCGCAGTGCCGGCGCCTCCAGGGCAGGCTCTCTGGGGAATGCCTCCGCCGGGCTTCAGCGCGCCGACACAGCGGTAGAAATGCAATACCTCCAGCGAGGGAGGTGGACTTGACTTCCTCGCAGCGCGAGCCGTACCTTGCTCCGCGCTGTACCGCAGTACTCGCTAGGGCTTCGGCCTCTATGAGTAGCGAGATCCCACCTTCGCCGGCTCGCCGGCACAATTTGAGTCTCCTCCCGCGAGGCATACCCATGCGATGGGGTGCAGCCCGTGAGGACGACTCCGGCACCGCGCTTACGGACTCATAGCCGTAGGCGAGGGTGCCGTCTTGTCGAGGTGGCGGCATGTCAGCACAGCAACCCGCGAAGCAGTCAGCGCAGGCACCGCGTGCGGACGCGTCGTCCGGCCTCCGGGCTCCCGCTCACGGACTAGAAGACATAAGCGGGGGTGCCGTCATTTCGTCCGCGCCGTCCCGTGCGCTGGACGCAAGCCCCGAGGCGAGACGGAGCAACGCTCTGCACGCGCCAGCGCTCCCCAGCGCCCCCGCCCCCTCCGGCTGGCGTCGAAGCTGCATCGCGCGAGGCACCAACGCCACGGCAGAGTCCGACAACGAGGTAAGCATGAGCTGTGACGGGAGCAGTCCCGGTGAGGGGGTGCGGCTGGCTGCCGTGCCCGAAGAGGGGTTCTGGTCGGCGGAGAAGGTGGCCGCCTACCTCGGTGTGTCCACTGCCTGGGTGTGGAAGCAGGTGCGGGCCAACACGGGCTTTCCCTTCGTGAAGCTGGGTACGCGCAACTACCGCTTCAGCCCGGCGAAGGTGCGCGCGTGGGTGGAGCAACAGCCTTCGGAGAAGCGTCCGTGACGAGCGTCTACTTCCGCCCCAACCGCACAGGGAAGGCGCTCGTCGCAGCTGGCAAGCGCCTTCGCCGGGAAGCTCCGACATACGGCACATGGTGGCTGCGCTACCGCGACGAGGCGAGCCGCAAGGTGCGTGAGGCGTGCGAGGCACGAATGGAGGCGGAGGCCGAACGCCTCGTTCACGAGAAGGCGATGCGAGCGGAGCGTGTCCGTGCAGGCTTGGAGAAGATGCCGGTGGCGCCCATTTCCTGCGCGGAGCTCATGGAGAAGTACGAAGCGGCGTGCCAGCACTTGGCGAGCATCAAGATTGTGAGGAGCCAGCTGCGACGGTGGATCGCCCCACACTTCGGCAAGAAGCTCGTCACGCAGGTGACGCCCGCCGACTGCGAGGCGCTGATGCAGAAGTCCCGCGATGCAGGCCAGGCTGAGACAACGACCCGCGTCCTCTACATCCGCGCGCGTCACGCCTTCGAGTACGCGCGCAAAAAGCTGCTCGTCATCGAGAGGAACCCGTGGGCGGCGCTGAGCCATCCTCCCCTACCGCGACGGTCTGTGACGGTGCTTCGGCCCGAGCAGATTGCGGCGCTGATTGCAGCGGCCGGACCCTGGCGCCCCCTACTCCTGGTAGCGATTCTGACGGGAATGCGCCGCGGCGAGTTGGCCGCACTTCGGTGGGAGGACATTGACTGGAGCGCCGGAGCGAATGGCGTCATCCACGTGCGTCGGAGCTGGGGGCGGGACACCACGAAAGGCGGGAAGGAGCGCGTCGTTCCCGTACACCCGCAGTTGCGACCGGAACTGGAAGCGCACCAACGCAAGGCCGGCGCTTCACAGGAGCTCGTGTTCCCGTCCTCTCGCAGTGGTGGGATGCGGCACTCAGCGTGGCCGGCGACGGCGCTCCTGCGCAACATCGCGGCCCGCGCGGGTGTGGTGCTCCCCGAGCGCTACACTTTCCACGGCCTCCGCAAGCAGTTCGGCAGCCTTGTGCACCAAGCCACCGGGGACCTCGTGGCCACGCAGCGCCTGCTGGGGCACTCCACGCCCCAGATTACGGCGGCAGTTTACCTCTCGACCGACGTGGCACACCTCGAGCATCAGATGGGGAGGTTCCGCCTTGTGGCGGGCGAGCACACGCCGAGCACACAGGCTACAGTCCAGGTCGCGCCCGTTCGCGAGGCGGCCGGTAACCACCCACAACTACAAGGGATTCCGGCCATGCCAGCGCTTGAATCTGCGGCAAGCGATTCTAGAAGAGATAGTGCAGCGCGGCCTTCACCACCCGGCGCTGCTTGGCGAAGGACACGGTGTGCGACGGGTCTCCCCAGGCCGCGGTGGAGCGCATGCGCACCTCCACGAAGCACATGAGCTCCCCCTGCTCCGCCACGATGTCCAGCTCGCCGTAGCGGCACGTCCAATTGCGCGCCACGACCCGGAAGCCCTGCGACTCCAGCAGGCGCACGCCCTCCGCCTCCGCCACGTTCCCCACGTCCCGCCGCGTCCCCATTCCGCC